AAAAAGAAGGAGGAAAAAGGAAGTTGCGCAAAGTCACCTGCTAAAAAGACAGCAGCTTGGACACGTAAGGAAGGTAAATCAGAAACTGGTGGCTTGAATCAAAAAGGTGTTGATGCTTATAAAAGAGACAACCCTGGATCTAAACTACAAACAGCAGTTACAACAAAACCATCTAAACTTAAAAAAGGTAGTAAAGCCGCTAAGCGTAGAAAATCGTTTTGCGCAAGAATGAGCGGGATGCCAGGGCCTATGAAAAAACCTAACGGAGAGCCAACAAGAAAGAAGTTAGCTTTAGACAAATGGAATTGCTAATGGCATCAAAAGGGTTAGGAGATACAATAGAAAAAATTACAAAAGCAACAGGAATTAAAACAATAGTAGATAAACTTCCTGGCGATTGCGGGTGTAACAAAAGAAAAGAAGCGTTAAACAAAGCGTTTCCGTATAAACAAAAACAGTAACAATTAAATTAAATTAAATCATTATGGGTGAAGTAAAAACAATTGAGGTAGAAGCGAACGAAGTAAAGTCAATTTCAAAAGAACAATTAAAAGGCTTGCAAGAGGCTGTTAGCAAACAGAATCAAATTCAAATGCAAATTGGTGGACTTGAGGGCCATAAAGCCGAGCTGATAGTTCAGTTGCAGAGCGTAGTGAAAGATCTTTCCTCGCTACAAGCTGATCTTGAAAAAGAATTCGGATCTGTTAATATTGACCTACAAACAGGAATTATTTCAGATGCATCTAATTCGTAAGATAAGCATCGGTAAAGACTATAAGAATGACGCTATGCACTACGCTGTTGGACAGGAAGTGTATGGCGGTCATACTATAGCCCATATATTGGAAGAAGAAGAAAAGTACTCTATACATATAACAAAAGGCGATACAATAATGCCTTGGAAAGACTTTAACAAAAACATGTCCATTTCTGTGGAGTACGATTTAAACTATTAAAATGCAAAGCGTTTTTAATTATCTAGTAAAACCAAAAGGCGATAGAACCGTTGGGTTTAAAAAAATAGAAGGGCAAACATTATTACTCAACACAGATCTACAGAATCACAGTTATACGAATAGAGTAGGGACAATACTTAATTTACCTCTAGTTGGTAATGAAGAATTAAAAGAAGGAGATGACGTAATTGTGCATCATAATGTTTTTAGAAGGTTTAGAGACGTTAGAGGTAATGAGAAAGACAGTAAAAATTATTTAGCTGAAGATGTTTATACTGTACAAGCTGATCAAATATACGCTTTTAAAAGAGACGACGAATGGAGAGCCTTAAAAGGGTTTTGTTTTATTAAACCCATAAAAGAAGACAAGATGTTTTCTGCAGCATTTGAGAAGCCATTAATAGGTATTGTAAAACTAGGTAATGACGAAATAAAAACCGAGTCATTAGTAGGTTTTAAGCCGAACTCAGAATATGAGTTTGTAATAGAAGGGCAGAGGTTATACCGAGTACCCGCCAATTCAATCACAATTAAATATGAATACAAAGGAAACGAAGAGGAATATAATCCTAGCTGGGCAAAAGGCAGTTGAGGAGTTAATAAAAGTAGCTAAAGAGCCTATTGTAGATTCAGACGACGACCTAACTGCGGATAAACTTAAAAATGCCGCAGCCACAAAAAAACTAGCTATATTTGACGCTTTTGAAATACTAACACGTATAGAGGAGGAAGAAAGAGTGTTGGAGAACAAACCTAAGAAAGAGCTTGAAACAATAGAGTTCAAAGGCTTTGCTGAAAACAGATCTAAGTAATGTACGAGCAGAATCTATATAAGGTAGTAACCCCTGTAAAACTTACAACTATTTCTAGACTTAATAAAAGTAAGAAGTGGGGGTATGGATACAACAAAGAGCACAACATTGTAGTAATAAGCAAAACTGGTCAAATAGGTGAAATATACGAAATACAAAACCTTAGGATAGCTTTGCCGAAGTCACCAGGGAAGTTAGATAAGACAACAGACAGATGGACTGTCGAGGAGTACCCTAGAGAATTAAATGCTATAAAGAGTATATTTGATTGGAGGGATTATCCTGAAGATTTTAAAACTAAATGGGGACCATATATAGATGAGCAATTTAATAAAAGAGAAAACGGACACTGGTTTAATAATAAGGGCGTGGATACTTACATTACTGGTACTCACTTTATGTACCTGCAGTGGTCCAAGATTGATGTTGGGAAGCCAGAATTTAGGGAATCAAACAGATTATTCTACATATTCTGGGAAGCTTGTAAAGCAGACAGAAGAAGTTATGGTATGTGCTATCTCAAGAACAGACGTTCAGGGTTTTCATTCATGGCATCTGGGGAGACCGTTAATATGGCAACAATATCGTCCGACGCGCGTTTTGGGATTTTGTCCAAATCTGGCGCCGATGCAAAGAAAATGTTCACAGATAAGGTTGTACCCATTTCTGTTAACCTGCCGTTCTTCTTTAAACCCGTACAAGACGGTATGGACAGACCGAAGACAGAACTTGCGTACCGAGTACCTGCGTCAAAATTCACAAGGAGGCGACTCGATTCGAATAAGGCCACAGAGATCATCGCAGGACTTGACACAACGATTGACTGGAAAAACACCGGTGATAACGCGTACGATGGGGAGAAACTCAAACTTCTCGTCCATGATGAATCGGGTAAATGGGAAAGGCCGAACAACATCCTCAACAACTGGAGGGTTACGAAAACAACATTAAGGCTAGGGGCAAGAGTTATTGGAAAGTGTATGATGGGATCAACGTCAAACGCTTTAGATAAAGGTGGTGAGAATTTTAAAAAGCTATATGCAACATCAGACGTTACAAAAAGAAACGCTAACGGACAAACTCGCTCAGGATTATATTCTTTGTTCATTCCTATGGAATGGAATTACGAAGGATTCATTGATGCTTATGGGATGCCTGTATTCAATACCCCACCAGAAGGCTGTGAGGACTCACATGGCGACCCTATTGAAGTCGGAGTCATAGAACATTGGAATAATGAGGCTGAAGGATTAAAAGGCGACCAGGACGCTCTAAACGAATATTACAGACAGTTCCCTAGAACAGAGGAACACGCTTTTAGAGATGAAACTAAAAACAGTATATTTAACTTAGCAAAAATATACGAACAAATAGATTACAACGAAGACTTAGCTAACAGTAATGTAGTTACAAGAGGTAGTTTTCAATGGCAAAACGGTATAAAAGATTCTAAAGTTATATTTAGTCCAAATCCACAAGGTAGGTTCTTAATAACTTGGACACCTGCTCACGATATACAGAACAGGCAAATAATTAAGAATGGAGCTAGATACCCTGGTAACGAACACATGGGTGCTTTGGGTTGTGATAGTTATGATATATCAGGAACAACAGACGGGAGAGGATCTAAGGGAGCATTGCATGGGTTAACTAAATTTAGTATGGAAGACGCACCTCCAAGTACTTTCTTTTTAGAATATATAGCAAGGCCTCAAACAGCTGAGATATTTTTCGAAGATGTGCTAATGGCTTGTGTATTTTACGGAATGCCTTTATTATGTGAAAACAACAAACCTAGGCTTTTGTATTATTTTAAGAGAAGAGGCTACAGAGGATACTCAATGAACCGACCGGATAAACTTTGGAATAAGTTGTCGGTAACAGAAAAAGAAATAGGTGGAATACCGAATTCAAGTGAAGATATAAAACAAGCGCACGCATCTGCTATAGAAATGTATATAGATAGTTACGTAGGTTTAAAGTCAGATGGAAATTACGGTACAATGTATTTCACAGAGACATTGAATGACTGGTCTAAATTTGATATAAATAATAGAACAAAGTTTGATGCGGCAATAAGCTCCGGCTTAGCGATAATGGCATGCAACAAAGATCTATACAGGCCGAGTGCTCCAATACAAAAAAGAACAATGAAAGTTAAATTTGCAAAATATAGGCAAGACGGCAATTTATCCGAGATAATAAAATAATAATATGGCTAGAGGCGTAACAAATAGTTTTTTTCCAAGTCAAGTTGTAAGTGATCAAGAGAAGATGTCTTTTGATTATGGGTTACAAGTTGGTAGAGCAATTGCTAATGAATGGTTTGATGGTAATTCCGGAATAACTAGATTTAAAAGCAATCAAAATACATTCAATGCTTTAAGATTGTATGCAAGAGGAGAGCAACCTATACAAAAGTATAAAGACGAAATGTCTATAAACGGAGATTTATCTTACCTAAACTTAGACTGGAAACCCGTACCTATTTTATCTAAATTTGTAGATATTGTAGTTAATGGTATATCCGATAGAAGTTTTGATATCACAGCTTACTCTCAAGACCCTTA